GCCTTCTTTTCCTTCCGTAGGGGGTGCCCTCGAGGAGCTCCAGGCCGATCGAAACGGGCTCGGTGCTAGTAGATCCGGAACGGGCCCGACGGAGTCGAATGCTGAGCCGCCCATCTGGCCACGGTGGCCGCGGTGAGCGGAGCGAGGCTCACATTCGTCATTCTCCGTCCCCATGCCCACGCGTCGCCCAGAGCCCGTCTGGTAGCCGCGGCGGCCGCCTCATCTAGCCGCTGGTGAGGCCGGTAGCGGACCGTCTGCGGCTCCGACGTGAGGCCCTCGAGGAGGCCGGCACAGGCGGCCGCGTACTCTTTCGCTTTCGTCCCAACGAGGGTGAGGCCGGCCCGCTCGAGCTCGTCGGCTACGTCCAGAGCCGGCCCGCTGGCGTCGTATGCGATAGACGTCGGAGCCCATTTCTGAGCCAGCTCCAGCACTTTGCCGGCAACCCAGCTCGAGCCCTCCTCGTAGTGGGCGACCTCGAGATGACACATACCGGAGGAGTCGATCCAGGCTGCGAGGATGGCCGCATCACTCCGGTCTAGCGCGACATCGAAAGCCAGAGCCAGCCCACCGCGCTCCGGTAGTGCCGCAGTGTCATCAGCGGCCGCTCTCCACGCCGGCAGAGGGATAACTCGAGCCGTAGTGGCGACCCATTGGTTTCCATATGCTCGAGAAAACTCGTCGGGGCCCAGAAGCTCGAGCGCGGCGCGCATGGCCTCCGCGCCGATGGTCCGTCCGTAGGCCGGATGGTAGAGCGGCCAAGACGTCTCCGCGGTGGCATCGAGGTCATCGGGACAGGACCACTCAAAGTAGGCGATACCCTCTCGCCGGCCATTGGCCACCGCCGCTCTCCCGGCCTCCACGGTAGAGAGCCACCAAATCGAGTTGGCATCGCCGGCCGTGGACACCTTCCAGACTTGAGCGTTCGGCCTGGTCGCTTGGGTAGGCACGATGGCTTGGTCCAGTTGCCGGCCTCGTACAAGGTCGAATGCCCACGGCTCATCGACGACTACGAGGTCGGAAATCTTGGAGTGGAGGCCGGCCGGAGTGGGAGGAAACGGCCGGACCATTCCTCCGGAGACGTGCCAGCGGATATGCACGGAGCCGGCCGCTTTGCGTACGTGAATCTGGCCGGCCAAGGGTGCCAGCATGGGGACGTGCTCGTTGAGGAGCCAGTCCACGGCATCCTTACCGGACTGTTGGGTGAACCAGCAACGGGCTCCGGGGATGATGATGGCCCGATGCTCGAGCACGGCTCCGAACAACGTCGTCTTGCCGGACTGGCGGGGAACGGTGATAACCACTTGTTTGTAAGCAAATGACCCGGAAGGGAGAACCTCGAGAGCCACGTCCACCGCGTATTGTTGCCATGGCATGAGCGGCCGGCCGATGGCCTTGGCTATCGCCCCAATGGCCGGCCCGTAGGTTAGCCGCTCATGCGTCCGCGGCGTAGCTATCGCCGGAGCTGGGCCGGCCGAGTTCGGCCAAGAGCTCAGCGAAGGAGTCTGTGCCCGGCTTAGAGCCGGCGGTGAGGCCGGAGGCTCGCCGGAGGTCAAGATAGACACGGTTTGCCTCCGTCACTAGTCGAGCATCCTTGGCCGCCTCCGCCACGTCCACGGCTCGAGCCTGGCTCCGTAGCGCGGCACGCTCCGCGGGCCCGATGTCGGAGCGCTCGACCAGCTCTCGATTGAGCCCGGCCTCCACTCGGGCGGGTATGACACCTTTACCCGTCCGGGGGGTCATGGACGGCTATGTTACCGCGTGGTAACTTAGACGCCGGTGTCGATGAGCAACGCGGGCCCGTGGGCAATCGGCCAACGCGTGACCTCTCGACCGCAAGGTCAGAGCCTCCTACCGTCTCCCGGCGGCCAACTCTGGGGACTACCGGGGCCCTACGTCTGGGACGCGGCCACCGCACGGCATATTCCGGCCGTGGCTCGAGCCATTCAGCTCTACGGCGGCCTCACCAAACAGATGTCGCTCAACGCCTACCGCGGCGTTACCGTTCTGCCTCGACCTCTGCTCCTCGAGGCTCCGGACCCTACCCGCGGCGGTCCGTGGTTCGTACAACTATCCGTGGAGGATTATCTCCTAGACGGAAACGCCATTGCCCAGATAACCGCTCGAGGCTCAGACGGCTGGCCGCTGGCCGTGACCTGGTGGCCGGCGTCATGGGTCTACATCTCCTGGTCTCCGCCTAATCCGGCCAGCGTGGACTACTGGCTCCTCGGTACCAAGTTGCCTCGAGGAGACGTCATCCACGTACGTCGGGGCGCCGACCGTAACTATCCGGTCCGCGGCGTGGGCATCGTAGAGGAGTCGCTCGGGACGTTGAACCGGGTAGCGATGGAGGAGGAGTACGAAAACCAAGCGCTCTCCAACGGAGCCGTCCCCTCGGTGGCCATCATCACTCCATCAGCCGTGCTCACTCAAGACGTGGCCGATGAGGCCAAGGTCTCCTGGATGGACCGCTTCGCCGGACCGAACCGAGAGCCGGCCATCCTTCCGGCCGGCACCGTTGTCCAGCCTCTGGCCTGGAGCCCATCGGATGCCCAGCTCACCGAAGCTCGGAAGATGAGCCTCCTCGATGTGGCCAACATCTTCAATCTGGACGGCTACTGGCTCGGCTCTCCGGTGGCCGGACTGACCTACAAGACGGCCGCTCCGCAATACCAGCAGATTCTCCGGACCTCGCTGGAGCCCATGTTGGCGGACTTCGAGGCCGTCTGGTCGAAGGAGTTTCTGCCTCGAGGTCAGATGGTCCGCTTCGATCGGAGCCAGCTCCTCCGGGACGATATGGCCACGACCGCGCTGGCCGTCTCCACACTGGTCGGAGCCGGCATCATGACCGTGGCGGAGGCTCGGGTGGCTCTCGACCTTCCACCAACGCCATTGGGTCTCTTGCAGGCTCCGACGCCCGTACCGGAGCCCGTGGGGCCCGCAGAGCCCGCAGACGATACAGAGGAGGAGGCGGCATGATTCCGCGTACAGAGGTCCGCATGGTCACCACGGAGCTGCGGGACGTGCAGGCCGTGGGCAAGCCCTACCGTTTCCTCGAGGGGCGAGCGGTGCCGTTCAATGTCTTTGCCGACATCGCCGGCCTTTTCCTCGAGGCTCACGCCATGGATAGCTTTAAGCGCTCCACTCGAGGCGGCTCCGGTAAGAATCTGCCGCTCCTCCTCTTTCACGACCACGCCAGCTCCGATGGCATCGCCGGCCACTCCGAGAGCTGGGACAATCGGCCCGATGGCCTTCATGGCGTCTGGCGTCTGAACGACGCTCCGGAGACGCAGAAGGCTATCCGCCTGGTGCTGGACAATGACCTCTCCGGCCTCTCCATCGGATTCCAGCCCGTCCGCTCGGACTACCAGTTTGCCGATGAGTACGCGCCGGAACGTGGCCCGGAGTACATGGATAAGGTCATCCGTACCGAAAGCCGGCTCCTCGAGGTCTCGCTCACTCCGACGCCGGCGTTTGCCACGGCCGGCGTTACCAATATCCACACCGAGGAGACACGGGAGAGCCATCTCCAGACTCGTAGCCGGCTCATCGCTCCTCGAGTCCGTGACGTGGATATTTGGCGTCTCAAGTTCGAGGAGCTACGCTCGAAGTAGCGAGATTCGCCGCTCAACCTCGCCTCCGTCCGCGGAGAGCCGTCCGGAGCCCTTGGTGGCCTCCTCGGTTCGTCACGACGGGGACACGTAGACGCCAGCACTAACGCTGACCAGTCCGTTTCCCCAAACAACCGGAGGTTTCCTGATGGGTAATGCCGTGCTGGAGTCTTTCCAGACTCAGCGAGATAACGAGGTTGCCCGTATGGGCTCCATCCTCGAGCAAGTACAAGACCGTGACTTGAGCGATGCCGAAAAGGGCATCCTGGAGGCGGCCTCGAGCCGCATTGCCGCGCTGGACGCCCAGATTGAGCCGCTCGAGGCTTACGACCGCCTGGTCGGAGCCCATAGCCGTTCGCTGGAGAGCCTGCCTCGCATCGTGCCGGCTGAGCCGCGCCGCGCTGATGGCGGAGAGCGGAGCCCGGAGTACCGGAGCGCTGGCGCGTTCATCGTGGACCTCATCCGGGCTCGAGGGATGATGAGTCAAGGCCAACCGGACGCTCAAGCGGCCGCCCGTATCGCCCAGACTCGAGCCATTGCCGATCAGACGACCAGCGATACTCCCGGCCTTCTGCCGACGCCCGTGGTTGGCCAAGTGGTGAACCTCATTGATGCTCAGCGGCCTTTGGTCTCCTCGCTCGGAGGAGCGCATCCGTTGGGCGGCATACCCGGTACCACGTTCACGCGGCCGAAGATCGTCACCCATACGACGGTCGGACCGCAGAGCGCACAGAAGGCTCTTCTGCCGTCGCAGAAGATGAGCATCTCCTCGGTGACCTTCACCAAATCCACCTACGGCGGGACGGTGGACATCTCGAGGCAGGACATTGACTGGACCAGCCCCAGCGCGTGGGACATCTTGGTTAAAGACCTTGCCGACGTCTACGCCGTCCAGACGGAGACGGCCGTGGCGACCGCCTTTACCGCAGCGGCGGCCTCGACGCCGGTTGTCGTGGCCACCAATGACCTCAAGGGGTGGACGACCGCTCTCTACACCGCGGCCATGCACTCCTATCAGGCCGGCGGCCGTATGCCGGACCGCATCTGGTGCTCGCTGAACGTCTGGGCCGCTCTCGGTTCGCTGGTGGACGTGGCCCGTGTCCAGTTGCCCACCAACGGCAATAGCGACACCGCGGCCGGACAATCTTCGCTGGCCACCTTCGCCGGAGACGTGCTCGGACTGCCTCGTATCGTGGTGCCGACCTTGGCTCCGGGTACCTGCATTGTGGGCCCGTCCAGTCTGTACGAGGTCTACGAGGAGGTCATCGGCCTTCTGTCAGTCATCGAGCCATCCATCCTTGGCGTTCAAGTTGCCTACGGGGGGTACGTATCTTGGGGAACGCTGGCTGGCGCCGCGTTCGTTCCTCTGACCGCTCCGGCCGGCATTCCTACCATGATGGATGACGGGGAAATCGAGGCTCTGAACGCGGCCGACAATGAGCCGGAGGCACAGAACCACTCGAGCAAGAGCAAGAGCTGAGCCACCATGGCAACGTGGCCAAAGCTGCCAGAGGTCCGGGCATTCCTCCGCCTCCAGCCTAATGACGTGGAGGATGCCGTCATCTCGACAGCTTTGGCCGCGGCCGTGGACTACGGCATCAGACGAACGAACTACCTCTACCCGGCTGACTCTGTAGACGTGCCGGACACCGTGCATCAGGGTTGCCTGATGCACTCGGCCCGTCTCTATCGGCGCCGAGACTCCATAGACGGAGCGCTCGGATGGGGGGACGCCGGCCTCATCAGGGTTGGTCGGGTAGACCCAGACATAGAGGCCATGTACTCCGCTGTAGGGCCCGTGGTCTTCGGATGAGCTGGAGACGGGCTCCGGTGGCGGCCGCCCTGGTGGAGATGCTCACGGCCGCTACCGAGGATCTGGTGACCGTCTTTGCCAAACCTCCAGCCACGTTCAATCCTCCGGCCATCGTGATCGCTCGAGTGGAGCGGGTCACCTTCTCGCTGGCCGCCCTGAACGTGGATGACGTCACTCTGCCGTTGATGGCCATCGGTCCGCTGGATGACGATGAAGGGGTTTCCGACCTCGCTGAGACGATCCGGCTAGCCGTCCGGGCCGACCCAACCCTACGAGGCACGGTCCAGGCCGCATGGCCGTACGAACAACGAAACTGGAGGCCGGTAAACGTAGCCGGCGCCGACCTCCTGGCCGTGGAAGTTGCCGTATCCATCCAAATGTAGAGGAGAGCCCGTGACGATTACCGATGACCCTGGAGTGAGCCTCCTGGCGGCCGGAGATGCCGTGGCACCGACCGCTACGCCGCTCATCATGAATGACTGCTACTTCGAGATTGGCGGAGCCAATCTTCGGTGCATGGTGAAGCATCTGGAGGCGGCCTCGCCTGACGTCCAGAAGGAAACAGTGACGACCTTCTGTGGCCGGGTGGACTATCCGGGTACGACCAAGTGGACGTTGAAGCTGACGGCTTATCAGAGTTTTGACGCCGGCTCGACCTTCGCCACCCTCAACGCGGCGCTGACCACCTACAAGGCCACCGGAGCACCGTGCAACTTCAAAGCACGGCCGTATTTCTCGAGGGTGGCCTCCTCCAGCAATCCGACCATCTCCGGCTTTGTCGTTCCCACGGACTTCGCCCAGCTCGTAGGAGATGCCGGCTCCGCCTCGGAGGTGGACATTGAGTGGGACTTGACCGCTCCGCCTACGGTGGACTTCGGAGCCGTGGCCGCTACCTCCGCGGTGGCCGGAGCTCCGGGCTACTACATGCCGTCCGGGGCCACTCCTCCGGCCACTCTGGCTGCTCTCACCGGAGTCACGGCCTCGCCTACCTCGGCCTGGACTACGGGGCAATACGTCATCACCGGAGACCTCCTGGCTGCCAACTGGACCGGAGCGGCATGGGCAGCGGGTAAGCACGCCTGAATGGCGCAAAAGCCGACCATCGAGGTAGTCGGCCTCCGGGCTCTCAGCCGCGACCTCAAGAAGATGAGCGACGAGAAATCCGGGCCCATCGTGGACGCCATGAAGAAAGCCGGCAAGGCCGCCGCTGAGCCCGTCGCGGCCGCTACCCGTTCGTCTCTCCCGTCCGTTTCCGGCCGCCTGGCCGGCAACGTTCGGACCTCCGGGACACGGACGGGAGCGGCCGTACGGATGGGCTCGAGGGGTATTCCCTACGCCGGCTGGATCGAGTTCGGCGGCTCTCGAGGCGGCCGCAACTCCCGTGGCTCGAGGCCGTTCACCGCTGGAGGCCGCTACCTCTTTCCGGCCGCGGAGGCTCACGCCAGCGACGGGGCCCGCATCTACGAGGAGGAAGTAACCAAAGCGCTCGACCATTTCAACTGGACGAATGCCACTACTAGCGCGGGGAGCGTTCATGACTGATGATGATGCGTCGGTGCCGTTGCCGTCCCTGGTCCGGGTGGACCAGTCATTCAATACCCGGCTACCTACTCAGCGGGTGATAGATGCCATCGCCAAAGCCTCGCCCGGAGTCTCGCTCTCAGAGCTGGTCCAGACTCAGACTTTCCAGCTCACCGCTTTTCGGGCTCTCCTCCGAGACTTTCCGGACCGTGACGTCACCTCGCTCTGGATGCATGCCTACGACGTGGAGGTCCAGGTAACCGACGTGGACCCTACGAGCGGCAACGAGCCGATTCTCTCGCTGCCTTCTGCCGATACTGGCGATGCCTCCCCTCCGACGTGGACGGCATAGACGACATCATGTTTGACGCCATGGTCCGCTACATGCAACGGGAGGCGGCCGAGATACGACGGGCCGCCAGAAAGAGGTAGACCATGGCCGGCCCGTCTGTCATGGTCCGCTTTCTCGGAGATGCCTCCGGGCTCAAGAAAGCGGCAGACGATACCTCGGAGTCCGCTAACGGCCTGGTG